CTAGTGCTTTTTCTACCTCGGTTAAGCTCCAAATATCCATAATATCTCCTTGTTTTGTTAGTTATATTAAATATACAGGAAAATTAATCAAAAAACAACTTACATTTAACATAAAATTAATATATATTGATATACATACACACATACATAGAACTATATGTGAGTGTATATATATAAAAATAGTAATATATATAATATATATATATATAAAAACAAGGAGCTAAAATGACAAAAGAAGAATTTGATTTTTTCTGTAAAAATTGCAACCAAGCATACCCCAAACAAATGCCCATGAATGAAACGGAAGTTAATTTTATGGCTCATGCTGTTAGCGACTATGAGATTAAGGAAGTTATGAACTCATTAGCCCTTCATGTGCAACATTCGGAGTGGCGACCAAAGGTTTGTGATATTACTAAGTATTTACAAACAACGGATCACCACATTTTATCAATATTTCAGCAGTTTTTTGACCGCAAAGAAGTTAAAGACAAGAAAGCTATTGAGATTTATAGAATGATGGGTGGACAGAAGTTAAACAAGATGTCTGTTTACGATTTGAAAGCAAAAGAACAGATGTTTTTAAATTTATACAAGCAACAAGAGGCTAAAGAGAAGTATGAGTTACTTCCCAAGGCTGTTAAGTTAAAATTAATTGGAGGGAAGAAATGAAAGATGATATTAAAATAATAATGAGAGACGAAGCAGGTGAAATTGTAAAAGAAATTGACATCGACTTAAGGAACGAACTTAATTATAAACTTTTAATGAAACATTCAGCAGATGTCAAAAACGCAGAAACGAAAGAAGAACACGCTAAATTTTACAAAAGATTGCAAGATTTTGTTTATAAATTATCTATCGACACAGGAAGCACACCTGAAGAAGCTAGAGAAATGGTAGAAGAATGTGCAAAAGGAGATAAAATGTTTAGTAAAATCAAGAGGACATTACAATGAAATTAAGTGACGAAGAAGCTGAATCATATTTAGAAAATTACAGAAAGCATGGGTTAGATTATGCTTATCATAATTCTGAATTAAAGAAAAACGAATCTTTGCTGGAGTTTAAAAAAGCAGGTAACTTTGTTTCAGAAGAGGCTCATACCTCTGTTACTCAAGCAAAAGCTTACGCTGGATCAAACGCTAACTTGCGTGAGTTAATGGAGATAATTGCCATGCACGAGCATGAAAAGGATAAATCTTATACGGAAATGCACTACTACAGAATGAAATTTGATGGCTGGAAAGCTGAAACATTTAGAAAAACTAATGAAGAATATTTTGAGAAGAAAGTTTATACCAAAACTTAGGAGAACCAAGTGAAACAAGAACAATTAAAAGTAGCCATTGTTAGATCATCATATTTTCATGGAGGCAAGGAGAAAAGAGTATATTACTTAGTAGGAATATTTGCATTTACGAGTATGCGTAATTTATTTTGGCTTGTAGATGAAGAATTAGACCCCTTCCAATGTGAATACAAAGAAATTGAAAGTGGGGGTTTTTGTGTGCAAGACACAATAGATGAAGACAATTTTATTCATCAAGGATATCTTACTTCATCTTTATCTATGATGCACGAAGTAGAAGGAACAGACTGGAAAGATATAAATTATGATTAGGAGGAATGTATGCACAAAGTTAAAGTAAACAAAAACTATAATGGATTGTTGTCTGTCAGGGATTACGATTGTGTTAAAGCAATTCATAATGGAGGCCTATCCATTGTCCACGGGAACAAGGTTGTTTTAGAAGTTAGCCCTGAATCTTTAAAACACGCTTTAAGTGGCAATAGAAACAAGTCAAACAAGTCAAAATTTCCACCATACAAAGAGTATAAGTTAGTGGACTTTAGATACAGTAAAGAAGAAAATAATGATGAACAGGCAAGTTTATTGTAATGACTAAAAAAAGAGCCAACAAAGAACAAAGATTGGACATGGATAAAAAAGCAAGATGGGGGTGTGTAGTGTGTAGGAAAATAGATTTTGATGTCATTACTCCTCCTCAGATCCATCACATCAAAGAGGGTTTGGGTTTATCACAAAGAGATCATTCTCGAACAATTCCCCTTTGTTATCACCATCATATGTCACCTGAATATGGAATACATGGAATGGGTAGCAAGGCCTGGACTAAGCTGTATGGAACAGAAAGTGAACTTTTAAAATTTTATGAGGATAATAAAGATGAATAAAGAGTTATTAACAATGCTAGTACCCAAAACACAGTCTTTAGAAAAATCTTCAGGAAGTAATGACTCTATTACTGTTGAAGATATTAATTTAATTCTTTCTTATTCTAACTTAACCCAAGAAGAATATAATTTTTTGCTAATGAAGTTTGTTTCTACTGATACTTACAGAAATAGTTTTGTATCAGAGATTGCTATAAGGTACATAGAAGATGAGTCACAGGTTCTGGAACATTCTTTTTTAAACAAACTAATTAATCTCGCTGTTATAGAGTGTTGTGAGCCAAAGTGCGTATTTTGTAATGGAGTAGGCACAATTACAACCATAAACAGTATTTCTAAATGTCCTCACTGTACTGATGGAACATTTAATTTTACAGATGAAGTTAGAAACTATTTGTTAAAAATAGAAAACTTTAAAGATTACAAAAAAATATTTAAAGAGTTAACAGATATAATTGAAAGGATAGAACAGTCTGCTTTAGACAAGATAGGTGACGCATGAGTAAAGGAAGCACACAGAGAAAATCACAAATACCAGAAGAAAAGGTGAGAGAGCAATGGGAAAAAATATTTCAAAAGAAAAAAAAGAAAAAGCCAGTTACTGGTGCTACAGAGCCACAGTAACCTTTTCAGGTTGTTTGAAAGCCAACACAGAGGCAGAGGCTATAAGCAAGGTTATTGCTGATAGTGAGAAGTTACCAGAGGTAGTTTCGTTTAAAGAATCAGAAGTTAAGGTTAGAAAGCTACAGAAAAAACCTGATCATGGGCTTTTTGGAGATAACAAATATGAATGGTGATTTAACTAGAATAAAAGGTTTTGATGATGCCATAGTTGGAATGGCTGAGGAAAACTTAGGCGAACCTAAACTGGTTTATGATGTTAAGAAGATGGTTGAGATATTGGTAACAAGCCATGAGATGTCGGAAGAAGATGCCTACGATTATATTTCTTATAACATTGTTCCTACTTGTGATGACGAAAATCAACCATTAATAATAAGAATGGGGAACTCTGAAGACTTTGATCATGAAAGTCCTTTTTAATTTACAGTTCTTTTTTCAAGCTTTTTAGTTTTCTTAGTATTTATTTGTGATTCTTCTTCCATTTGGGCTAACCCTTGAAGCTTAGGTTTTAAGTTTGGAATGTTTTGCATTAAACCTTGTAGCTCAACAATCAATTCATCGTCTGTTTTCTGATGAGTTTTATCTACATTAAGATTAATTGTTTGTGATGAGAAGTTTCCAAGCTCAAGAAGAAGTTTAGCTGTGTTTAGCTTAACCAAATCCTGTTTAGAGTTAAGTAACAAGTCTTGTAGAGTTGAAATAGCCATTCCTGAAGTAGAAGAAATTCTTTCCTCATTCTTTTCCCTGATCTCTGTTGCATATCTCTTTTTAAGATAAGCCCCTTGTTGTCTGGGTGATTTGTCTTTAGGATATCCAGCTGCTAAAGCAGATTGTGTTGCGTTCCCAGCTGTCTGGCCTTCACAAAAAGCTTCAACAAACTTCATTTCTGTTTCTTTATCTATTTTTTTTGGCATATTACTGTCCTAGTGGGTTGTCTGATCTAGCTTTCATCTCATTTACTTTTGCATTGAGAACAGCTATCTCAGCTTTGTTAACAGCAATATCTGCTGTCAAAGGTTTAATATCTACTGATTTTTGAGATTCTAATACATTAATTCTTTCGATCAACTTTCCTTGGAAGATTGCAAATCCCAGTAATGTAATTATGAGTGAGCCTATTCCAAGCCATTCCTTTACTCCCATATCAATATCCTCTTATTCGTTTTAAATGTTCTTCTGCCCTTATGCGATTGTCTATAGATTCCTGAAGAATCTTTTGACTCTTTGCCACAGGGTCGTTATATGTAACTTGGCTCTGAGCATATATATCTCTAGCATCAATGTATTCTCTTTGGTCATAATAATCTCCTCCATCAATATTTAACTGATTTATAAATATATTATTGTTTGTATTTCCGTAATTGTCCATAGAAAGGGGGCTTTCCATAGCCCTAGCCACAATGAGGGAAGTGGCGACCAGTCTTTGGTCTATCCTTGTCAGGGTTTCATTAACCTTTTTTTCTATAGATTCTACTGTAATAGTTTGATTACTGACTCTAGCAGTTCCTTCAGTCCTGCTATCTTCCACCGATGTATCTCTGCTTTCGAGGGTTTCTTCTCCTGAAGTAGCAACCTCAGTTCGTTCATCTGTAGGTTCACTTCCTCCTGCTTCTCCTTCTCTGTCAGAATCATCTACTTCTTCAGCAACAATAGTATCTTCTGTTTCAGTTCCAGGAGTAACACTTTCAGTTTGTTCCACAGCTTCAGGTGTGGTTTCTGCAACTGTGCTTTCTTCTCTAGGCTCTGCAACAACTCTTTCTTCACTTTCTGTTGGTGAATTTCCATTTTCTGTTCTGCTAACTTCTTCTGTTGCAATATTTTCGCTTCTTTCGCTACTAATTTCTCCATCTGCTCTTGAGCTAACTTCTTCTCGTATAGGCTCTGACTCAACGATTCTGCTAGTGTCTGTGGTTTGGAACTCGGTCTGCCGTTCTTCGGCAAAGAACTCTTCGATAATGTTTGTTGGGGTGTCGTTGAAACTTTCTGTGGGAGCTTCAATGTAGATTTTTTCAACTTTGATTTCTGTTGAGATTTCTTCGAGGGTCGTTTGATTGTCATATCCTATCTCCTGAAACACATCAACAACCCCAGCATTTAACTCTTCAATAGCCTGTGGCTCAAAGTAAAATTCTTCCATAATGGACATTTCCATTATTGGTTGTTCTGTCATTTCAAATTTAAATTCTTCTTCTGGTACATACTCATAGAAGTCAATATCTTCTACTGTATTATACACTGTTTCACTCATTGTCTTCAACTCAGCTACCTGTGTAGTGTCTAATAAGCTGTATTCTATGGTTAATATAGGGTTTTTTAGGTCTACTGCTCTGTGAGAGGTAGATTGAGATGACTCGGTAAAA